AATGTTCGGATGGTACTATAATTAAATCCATTCTATTACAACCATGTATCCAATCCAATGCACAATGTGTTGTTTCGATTGCTGCCGTAATTCCAATGTTATAAGCACCAACGGGTTGAAATTCATTTGGAACTGTAATTTGAATATAAATGTCAGGTTTTTCTTGCACACCTGGAATTATATTATCAACTACCCATTTGTGAAATTCATTATCATAATTAAGCACATCCATTGGGGTTTGTCCCCAACGAGTGCTAATAATTTTAATATCAAATTTATCTAATTTATATAGAGAATGTAATAAATCTCTCGCGTGGTCACCATATCCACTCCTTGTTGCTACTGGTGCCTGAAATACTAATGTTGGTTTCATATTATAACTCTATTAACTTAAATTTTTTCTTTGGTGTCCAATTTTCAAATGCTCCCTCCATTCCATCAACCAATGTTTTACACATTGCTTCTCTACTCAACAACCCATCTCCCAACATCCACTTTCTACCTTTCAATGCTGCTGCATCTCTATCTTCTTTTGGCATTCTATACCAATCCATAATCAAAGGTGAAATATCTTCAAAATCAACTCTATCATCAAAGATGTATGGTGTAGGAACTGAACCTGTTGTTGAACGAACTGGCCAAATTGGCTTAACCCAATCACCCCAAACTACACCTGCTTTTTTATGTCTATCGTGTAATGAACCAATTTCTACATAATCTTCAGCAGTTAATAACTTACCACTTGCTTTATCTCTGAATCCACATTGGTCTTGTAATCCACCTGTAACTGTTACAATGATTGGTGTTCCTGCCATCACAGATTCTGCGGTTGCTAATCCAAACCCTTCATTGGATGCCACATTGATTGTTACATCTCCTAAATTATAAAGATAGTTTAGTTGCTCTTCCGTATATCTGTTTGGTGCAAATACTACATTTGTTTCAGGTGAACAACACTCTGCTATAGTTCTCGGTAAATCTGTTCCATGCTCTTCCACAGGTTGTGTGTGCATCAATAAACATACTTTATCTCTATGTTCCGGTGCAAGTGCTTCAACGAACTTATCAAATGCTAAAATAACATCAATTGGTTGTTTTCTACGAATGTTTCTATTATTCCAATATAAAACAAAATCATATTCTTTATCACCAAAGATTTCTTTTTTAAATTCAGCTGGTACTTCAACTGGTTTATACAATTCGGAATTAATACCATGTGGTACATAACTTACTTGCCAATCTGCAGGTTTAACCCAATGTTTCTCCTTATCCCAACCCCAAACTCTACGAGTAATACCATAAGTTTGTTTTGAAATACATCCAATCCAATCACAACTTTCGTAATAATCTCTATTGTATTTTGGGTCTGGTAAATCATCCCAAATATGGTAAAAGAAAAGTGGTACTGATTGACGAATTTCATGCTCAATCTCATACAACCAAATCCAATATCTCGGGTCTGTAAAGTGTAAGATTGCATCTGGTTTTTCAATCATCAACAATTGACGGATAATATCAGGATTACCATATCCATCGGATGGATAAATTTTAACGGAAGCATCTACTATACCTGTTCTGGTACGGACATCTTCATTTAAATCTAAAACTTTACCTGCTTCTGGATGTTTGATTGCTGCTCCTAATTGTACCCAATCGTACTTATCAACTGTTCCCATAACTAATTGTTTGGAAACATTGGCTATTCCACTAGCCATTCGGAGGTCATCCGATAGTAATAATATTTTCTTTTTTGCCATAACTTTTATTTATAATTATATGTATTGGAATTTAGATTTTTCCATCACATATTCCCCTTTGGGAGAACTCACACCATTTACAATTCTTTTTATTTTTACCAGGATTCTTTACAAACTCTACTTGTCTGTATTCACCGTTTTCATCAAATACACTGTCTACAAATTCTCTAAAAGAAGTCCATGCTTTGTTTACAGATGGTTTACCACTTGCAGGTATATGTTTTGAAATACGAGGTATTGTATATTCTGTAGATTCTGATACTTTACGTTTTAATATGATGAATTCAGCATCAATCATATCTTGGGATATATTCAATAACTCTGCATAGAATTTCTTATAAAGAAGAATCTGTGCGTTTTTAATCTCATCTGCTTTTTGGTATTTGTTCCATCCCATTGTAGATGTTTTAAAATCTATAATACGGTAACGGCCTGAAACTCTATTTCTAACAACCATATCTAAAAATCCTAAAAAACTCACATTTTCTGCAATTTTAGTATTGATAGGTTGTTCGATTGCAACCAACTCATCGTTTGTTAATGAAAAGAAACTATTAAAGTTTTTAGGTTTTTGGAAATAATCTAAGATAAGATTCCCATCTTCTAAAAACTCTACTAGTTCCTCTTTTGTACAAATTGGATTTGTACCATCTAATGATTCTTTTAGATACAACTCACGCATCTTCTCTTTCAAGAATGCTTTTGTATCCATTAGTTTATCTGCTTGGGATTTAGAAATACGCAAACATTTATCCAAATAAGTTTGGAGTGTTTCGTGCATTGCAGTACCAAATACTAAATGGATATTTGATGTAGAGATGGATAGACCATCAATATAATTCAACTTATACTGATATGGGCATCCGCTCCACATTGAGTATTGACTAAAAGAAACTCTTCCCACTATATTTTAAGTTTAAGTTTGGTAATTTGTTTTGAATCAATACCATATTTTTCACAGATGAACTTAATGTTTTCTCTACCTTCTCTCGAAGAATATAGAATTTCTATGTAATCAATAGCTTGATGCTCAGAACAAATATAATCATTTTTTATGAGATTAACAAGCCATTCTTCATATTTTTCTCCTGCTTTTCCTTTAATATATTTTAGGTAATACTTTCCTTTAGGAATAAGACTGATATATAACTTATACATTTCCTTTGGTTCTAATGTTTGTGTCAAAGGTAATAAAGTTGCAATGAGTTCTACCCACTCAGGTTTCATCGAAAGAAATCTATTAATCATAAAGTTACTCCATGTCTTAATATCTTCCTCTGATAATTTATCAAAGTAGTTTGGGTCTTGTTCCGTTGTAATTGCAGCAATGTGGTCAAATAACTTTTTCCCTGCCATTATTCTACTATTGATGATGGTTTATCTCTTAATTCCAAAGGTAATAACTCTTGCAATGCTTTACCACATTGAGTACAAAGATACATCTCAATTGGAATGATTGAATCTTGTGCTTGGCCTGTTACTAATCTTGATAATTTTTTGAATCTAAATCCTGGCATAAATACTTTGTTGCCACATTCACAATCCATATCTCTTGCATCACTTATATTGATGCCCATTGGTAATCCTTGTTCCATTACTTTATAATGTTTAAAATTTGAATAATTGTACTCATAAATACGATTTCCTTATCTACTACTAATGCATCTTTGGATATACCTTCTGCAATAGTTAAAATTACATTTGCCGTATTACCTGCTGCGTATTCATCTACCTTATCGTATAACATAGAATACATTTCTGAATAATCGTTTAATCTATTATCAGCAACTGCTTGTCTGATATTCATAAACATATTTCTCTTGTCATCATTTGCTTTTAACAAATCTACCAATTTAGTTTGGAAGTTAGATTCCACCATAATTTGATGGTCTACTTTCAACTCTCCTTTTGCAGATTGTAATTGGCAAGTATTTAAGATTCTACGAATATCTGGGTAATATGAACTGATTATATCAGCAACATTTTTTAAATCGTATTTAATCTTTTCCGCATCCAAAATTCTAGTAACCTGAATTGCAACATCCTTTTTAGTTGGAGGTGTGATTGCAAATGTTTGACATCTACTTTTTATTGGGTCAATAATCTTTTCGTGGTAATTACACGTTAAGATAAATCTACAATGTTTAGAAAACGTTTCCATTAAGTTACGCAAAATTGCTTGTGCGTTTGGAGTCATATAATCAAACTCATCAAAAATGATAATCTTAAATCCTGCAAATCCCATAGAGGATGCAAAGTTCTTCACCTTATTCCGAACTGTATCTACGTTGTTCTCATCCGATGCGTTGATAATCATACTATCACATTTAATAGTATTTACAATTAGTTTTGCAAGTGTGGTCTTACCCGTACCCGCTTTACCATGTAATAACAAATGTGGAATATCATTATTATCCAAATATTGTTGAATCGTTTCCTTTACGGTTTCATTACCAACATATTCGGCAAGAGTTTGTGGGCGGTATTTCTCCACCCATAAACTATGCTCTCTTTTACTATTTTCGTTTGCGAAAAAACTCATCTTTTTTTATTTACCTGTTGAACCAAACCCACCTATACCTCTTGCACTTTCACTTAACTCATCTACTACCTGTAATTGTACTACAGGATGAGGAACTATAATGATTTGACAAACTCTATCACCAACATTATATGCAACTGAATCTAAACCATTTAATTTGATAAATGTTGCTTGTAATTCACCCCTATAACCTGCATCAATTACACCAACTGAATTACTTAGTATCAATTCTGTGTTTCTTATTGAAGAACGGGGAAATACTAAACCAACCATACCTTCTGGTATTTCCATTGCAATACCCAAACCATATGTTACCTGAAATGTTGTGTTTGATATAATTGATGTTGCCACCAAATCTAATCCTGCATCACTTTCTTTTGCGTACTTTGGTTTAGTTGCCTGATTGTTCAGTAGTTTGATTTTTACTTTCATTTTGTTCTTTTATTGCTTGTTTAGTTTCTTCTGTAATTGGTCTTGGGAAAATTCTAAAAGTCATTCCGTTTTGTTGAAAATTTAACCCTTCACCTTCTTGTGGTTGAATTTGTAAAACCAATGGTGCAGCTTCTTCTCCCTCATTTGACCATGCAAATGTTATTGGTTCGTTGTTAAAAAATTGAAAACACCACTCTGCATCTGCTATTGGGGTTAATTCAGGTGATTGAACACTACCCGCGTCTTGTTGTTGTAATTCCTCTTGTGGAAATAAATCTAATTGTTCTGCCATTTTATTTTTATTTAATTGTTTACAAATATACGAAAAATATTTTAGAAATCAAAGAATTTTTTTGCAGTTTGAACTTCGTTAGATGCTTTGTTCCATTTTAGTGCGTTGTAAAAATCATCTAATTTGTTTTCTAACTCTGCTTTATAAATCATGTCTCTATCTATGTACTGTTCAATGAAATCCATAATTTCTTTAGGGTCATTGTAATCTTTAAAAGCAACCGTATCCAATCCTAATGGATTTTGTCTTAAATACACCCACTTAACTTTATCACCATCTCTAATTGGTTCATGCTTAAACGGTGAATTGAAGAATTTCAATAATCGGTTGTATGCAATTCCTGCTTTAACGTGTGCAGGTGTTCCTTTCTCAAACACTGCAATCTGTAACCCACTATCTTTTCTCCACTTACCATCATCATACTTACTCAACTCTTTAATTGCCCCACCCTTTGCAATAGTTTTAACAGGAAGTGTTGGTAAACTATTCTTAAATTCAATTAGGGTTTTATCTATATAATCATTATCTTTACCCATCAAAATGTCTTTTAACATTGTTGACATGAATCCTTGAAATGCTTTGGGGAATGATGAACGAACTACATCTAAACCTTTTACGTCCAACTTATCACATTTGATACCATTTTTCAATACCATCCATTGTGCGTAACGTTTCTTTGCTACCCAAAATCCTGCTTTGGAGATGTATTCTTTTTTGATTTCAAATCTATGTTTATCTTTTGGTATTCCGAAGAATCTTTCTGATAATAAATCGTAAAAGTTGTTTAAGAATGTTTGGGTTTCTTCTGCAATAGTATTAACTTCATCTGCCATTCTTTGTTCATCAAATGTTTTGTAATCTGGATAACGATGTTTAACCAAAGGTTCTGCCATCATATAGATTGAATCGGTATCTATGTAGACATTGTAATCTTCTTTTGTACCTAACTCTTTCCAATATTTGATGTTTGCCATCTCTGCCGTTTTCTTAATAACAGTTTGCCCCGTAATCGTAACTGCCTCTGCATTATCAATATCGTAAAACCGAAAGGCAGGAAGACCAAGAACACCATACATAGAGTTAAGAAGAATCTTTTGGACAAGCTGGCGTTTCGCATAAAACTCATATTTTTCCGTATCACCCGCTTCACCATATTGTTTTTCTAATTTTCTGAATTCAACTCGTTGTTTAAACCAAGTATCCAGAATATCAGCAATAAGTCCAGGTTTGTCCTGATTGTACAAAACTCCGTTTGCTGCAACTCCTAAGTTGCTATCTTTTATAACATCTTGGAGTTCTGAACTACTATATTCATAAGTATCATCTTTTCCAACAATTGTATAATTCTTATTTATACCTCTTACCCATTCTTCAGGTTCCCAATTAGAAATCTTACCAATCTTTGTTTCGGGTGAAATATTTAGGGTCATAATGATTGATGGATATAGGGATGTTAAGTCCAAGTCATAAATCCAATCATACTTACCAACAATGGGTTCTTTTACATAAGCTCCGATAAACTTCTCTTCGTTATTATCACGAAGTGCCTGCATCTTCTCTTTCCTATCCTTTGGTTTATTTGGTGCTACTAAACCTTTCTTTTTCAGATACGCTAAACACGCGCCTTCCAAATACTTTGATGAGAACATATAATCTTCATACGGAACAAATCCCGCGTGGCAGATTGCTCTACATAACTCAATGAATTGAAGTTTCTCATCCATTGATACTACCAAGTCTACATCGACAATGTTATATTCAATAAACTTTTCTAAATCGTTTTCGAATAAATCATCCAAACTTCCTTCATATTCAATCTTACCTCTGCCCAACTCTTTCTTTGCTATGTGGTCTAATGTATATGAACTTTCTAAACCATAGTTGTAGTTTTTGTAGAGGTTGATGTAATCTAAAATGGATACACCACCAAAACTCCATCTTTGTCTGTAAGGAGAATAGAATGTTTCTGAAATGGGTGATAATCTCTTTGCATGTCCTTCACCACATACTCTCTTAATACGATTGTATAAATAAGGAATATCAAAGAAATCAATATTCCATCCTGTTATAATTGTCGGTCTTATTTCTTGATAGTGAGCTAGAAATCTAGTAATCAATTCATGTTCAGTTTGAACTACTTCTAAAATTAAATTAGAATCTGTATATGGCTTTAAGGTTCTTTTAGAGTCGACAATAATAGCTACTGACTGATTACCAACTCTATCATGAAATGCAATTGAAGTCATTGGTTGCCAAGCATCATCTGCTGATGAAAAGCCGCCTTCTGTATTTACCTCAATATCTATAAAGAGTTCA